AGTTAGGTTTGTTGCGTAGTAGTGCTTGACTCCATCCGGAAAGTTTCCGTTGGGTGTAACACCGCCACCGCGAGTGCCTTCTTCTGTCATGTATGCTGACATATCTACAGTTACTCTGTAATGTTTTAAGTGTCTAATATCACCTGAGTTTGACCACATTGTTGTATTCCTTCAGTTTTATTTATTATTTAACCTGCCAGAAAGAATCTTTGTTTCTACAGGCTATGCCATAGTGATAAGAGGGTTGTTTGTTAGGATAGTAATAGGCTAATTCGAAGTGTCTACAAATTTTAGAATACTTTTGATTCTTGTACAAAGGCTTTATATACCCACTTTTTTGCGTATTAGGGTCGTTCCAATATGTAATTGCACCATCTAAATTATATTCCATACTGTGTTGAAAAGCGGGCTTTATTAAATGTTCTTGATCAACATGTCCTGAAAACATAGTCAAACTATTATTTCCACAAGCCAACATTAAAACGCAAGCTAATACTTTCATTATGATTCCCACCTATAAAACAAGTGATCGCCCACTTGTCCGATGTAAGTTAGTTCATGTCTCCAGGTAGGGTTGACCCAACTGGCATGGTAATGAGTGGCACCTTCTATCATACCTTTAAACTTGCCTTCCAACAGTTGAAGTGCAACGATCTGTGCCTTGTACCAATTTTCAGAGGCAACAATGTCATCTGGTTGTCCGTCACAGTACCATGAGAACTGACACCTGTTTTTTACAGGGTAATAAACTCTGTCTTCATCGTCAAGTGTTTCATCCTGTCTGGTCTTCCAAGATTCGTACTCTGGTCCTTGTTTGATGACTTCGCAGATTGTGTTGGGATAACGATTGTCGTTGACTCTGTTAAGGACAACTAGACCCACAGCAATCTTACCCGCCATGGGTTCTGTGCTGGACTCAAATAATATATTCTGAGCCATGCAATAGGCTTCGGGTTCTTGTTCAGGATCGATTATATTATAGTCGAACGCATGAGTGAGTTTGCACCACATCAATCCCATAAAGAACGCTACCACCACTAATAGTATTCTCATCATACTATAAGTGTATAGCCTATTTGGTGTTTGTCAACTAGAGTTTTACAACGCCAGATTCTATAAGTCTTTTGCGGTTTAATTGGTGTTGTGCCTGAACATCTTCTTTAGATCCGCCAAAGTATGGCACAGCATGTCCTTCTTCACACAGTATTTTTGATGCTGTGGTAACACCCACTTGGAAGTCGCCAAGGATACGACCAAACTTGCCCTTCATGTCTTCGCCGTTCTTGTTGACTTGAGTTTTGAGAACAGCATTCTTGCCCAACAGTGATTTGAGTTTTTCTTTAGCTGCCAATCCAAAAACTTTTTCAGTCTTGTCTGTGGTTCTTGATTCTGGTGTGTCAATGCCCATGATTCTTACTCGTTCGTTCCTTAACCAAATTCCAAATCCTAGATCAATATCCACATCCACAGTGTCACCGTCTACCACTTTTAATATTTCACATTTGTATTCGTACATTATACCATACCTCCAAATGTGTCCATCAGTTTGGGTCCAAATGATGACACAGCATATCCTAATCCCACCAGTGTGGCCACGCCGATCACCAACCATTTCATTTTAAAGTCATTCACTTCCATTTTGATAGCAATCAACTCGTTGCCTAAAATTCTAATAGACATTTCCAATTTGCCATCATCTATATTATTCGCCATTTTGTTTACCTTTCATATAGTGTTTGTTGGGATGATAATATGATGGCGGATGCCCAAATAATTTTACTATCAATCTGTTTAACCAACGTAAGAACATATAAGAGTATTTAATGAAAGTGGGCAATTTCTGTTCCCAGGTATTGCCCGACCCGGCTTGCCTAACTAATTAGGCAGCGAGAGCTAGAGTTTCCTCTGCGTTTGTATTTGCCAACTACTCTATCCGTCAAGCCTATTTCACCCCCCTAAAAAACCTTGTGATGTTTTAGGCGATTGAAATGGTGGAGGTGCTCCGTACTGCCCGGAGGTCCGCGATAGCATCAAGCATCAGCAATAGTATTTTATACTTGTTTGGAAAATTTGTCTACTTGTTTTATAATCTAGGCAGATTAGAAGCAGGTGTGATGCCTGTGGTGCCTTGAATATAATTGTCAGCCGCAGCTTTGTTGGCTTTTTGCATAGTAACTATTGATGATTTGTTAAAAATAAATTCCTTAGTCATATCTGCCATCATGAGATATTGTGTCATGCCTATGCCTTGTTGTGTCATTGTGAGTGCTAATGGTTTTGAAACCTTAACAGTTTTATCATCTTGTGCAACAAATTTTGCAATTACTTCATCGCCACCTGTAATTCTCATAGCAATAATGTCGTTAGTTGAAAATCCTGCATCAATCAACATTAGAGAGTAAATCCTTTCAAGGTGTCTTTGTCTACATCTTGTTTGACACCACCGATGATGTAACTTTCTACTTCGGTTTCCTGCGGGGCCACTTGTAGTCCAGCTGATGATAACCAGTGTTGTGTCCATGGCAGAGGATTAGCATTTGCTGGACGATCAAATATATGATCAAATCCTATTGCTTTTAATCTTTTGTTGGCAACAAATTCAACATAGTCTCCCAACAGTCTTTCATTTAATCCTATAATAGTTCCTTCTTTCATCAAATGTTTAGCCCATGCTTTTTCTTCTTCAACACACAGTTTATACATTTCGACAACTTCTTTGTCACAAGATTTAATAATCTTTTTCATTTCGGGATCATCGCCATCTTGCCATTTTTTAATAATCTGTGTGGACAGATTTAAGTGAGTGGCTTCATCTCTGGCAATGAAGGAAATAATTTTAGCAGAACCTTCCATAAGTTTTAATTCACCAAATGCAAAAGTACAAGCAAATGAAACATAAAATCTTAATCCTTCTAAAATATTCACATTGACCATAGCAAGGTATAATTGTTTTTTAACTTCTTTGATGTCGCCTTTGCCTTTAACAAAATAATCTTGTGCTAGACTTGAAAACCTATCATAGTTTTCTGTGACAGATATTGCTCGCTTGACAATTTCTTCATCATTTAGGATTGTGTCAAACACTTCGGACGGATCTGCGTACACATTTTTCATAATATAAGTGTATGAACGTGAGTGTATGGTTTCCATAAAGTCCCAAGTAATAATACAACCTTCCAATTCAGGCAGTGAACAGTATGGTAAGAATGACAAACATGGACCTCTGCCTTGTACAGAATCCAACAGTGTTTGGTATTTTAGATTTGCTGTGAAAATATGCTTTTGTTCAGGACGGAATGTTTGATAATCTGCTCTGTCCTTTTGTAATGATATTTCTTCTGGTCTCCAAAAGTAACCCAACATCCTCTGATTTAATTTGTCAAATTCTGGATAACGGAATTGGTCGTATCTTTGTACATTCTGATCTTCGCCAAAAAACATGTGTTGTTTGGTAAAATCTACTGTGTTTCTATTGAATACTGTTTTGCTCATATTTTTAAACTTTACATTCTTTTAACTAGTTAGTCAACTAGATAGCACAAGCATCACACAGTTCATCGTCTTGACTGGTTGGTGCAGGTGAAAACTCTGTGATTGTGTCTTGAATACCTTGTGGTTGAACTGTATCTTCTTCGCCTTTGTAATCATAAGTGTTTTGATAGTATGATGTTTTCCAACCTAATTTATAAGTTGTGAGAAGATCTTTTAGCATCACACTCATAGGCACTTCGTTGTTTTCAAAGTGTAAAGGATTGTATGACCAGTTGCCTGATATGGCTTGATCAAAAAACTTCTGCATGACGCTTACGATGTTGATGTATCCTTCGTTGGAAGGCATGTCCCAAAGCAGTGTGTAAAAGTTTTTTAATTGTTGATATTGTGGTACAATCTGTTTGAGTGGACCTTTTTTTGATTTTTTTGTGGACAACAGAGCACGTGGAGGTTCAATGCCATTAGTTGCGTTTGATACCACAGATGAACTTTCACTAGGCATTTGTGCTGACAGTGTTGAGTGTCTTAATCCGTGCTGTTTGATTTCTTTTCTCAGCCATTCCCAATCACAAGTCAATTTAAACTTTCCTAAATCATCCACTTCTTTTTTGTAGGTGTCTATAGGTAGAATACCATCAGAGTATTTTGTTCTATCAAACCCGCTACAAGCTCCACGTTCTTTTGCTAAAGTCATGGACGCTTTCAGTAGATAAAACTGAAATGTTTCTGTGAGTTCATGCACCAAAGGTAATGCTTCTTTGTCTCCATATTTGACTTTGTTTTTGGCAAGGAAGTGTGCTAATCCAATGTAACCCACACCTAGTGAACGTCTTGCTTTGGTTGAAATCTCGGCCGCCTTTACAGGATAACCTTGATAGTCGATTATTTGTTCTAATGCCCTTACACTTAAATCACAGATGTTTTCTAGATCATCTAAAGATTTAAGAGTTCCTACATTGACTGCTGACAGTATACAAAGTGCTATTTCTCCTTGATCATCGTCTGTGTGTTGGATAGGCACAGTGGGTAGAGTAATTTCCTGGCATAGGTTTGACATACGCACAGGATCTTTGAATGATGAGTGAGAGTTAGCGTGGTCAATGTTCATGATGTAGATACGTCCTGTTTCTGCTCGCTCTTTTAAAAGTGCAGAGAACAGTTCCATGGCTTTGACTTTCTTTTTAGGAGTCTTCCGATCATTTTCGTATTTGACATACAGTTCATCAAACTTGGCATTATTGCCAAATGTTTCATACAAGTCTGGCACATCATGTGGTGAGAACAAAGTGATTTCGCCGTCTTGTAAAACTCTTTCATAGAACAATTTAGAAATTTGAATTGAGTAATCCAACTTACGCACACGATTGTCTTCTGTGCCTTTGTTGTTTTTTAACACAAGGATGTCTGTAATCTCTTGATGCCAGATTGGAAAATGCACAGTAGCTGATCCGCCTCTGATACCATTCTGTGTGCATGATCTCACTGTGGCTTCGAAAACTTTGAGGAAAGGAATTACACCGGTGTGTGCTACTTCGCCACCTCTGATCTTAGAGTTAATGCCTCTGATTCTTCCTAAGTTGAGTCCGATGCCAGCTCTCTGAGCAATGTAATATCCCACAGCAGAATTGGAGGAAAAAATTGAAGGCAGTGTATCATCTACATCCACCAACACACACGAAGCAAACTGTTTGATCGGAGTTCTAACTCCCCCCATCACAGGAGTTGGTATGTTGATTTGAAATGTTGATATTGCGTCATAATATTTTTTAATATATGACATGCGAGTTTCTTTTGGGTAATTGGCAAACAGTGTAGCTGAAATCATCATATACATAAACTGCGGAGTTTCATACACTTGTCCTGTTGATCTATCTTGCACAAGATACTTGTCCACCACTTGTCTTAATCCAGCATAGGTGAATTCAAGATCTCTGTCATGTTTAATCCATGTGTTTAATTTTTTAAGTTCTGTTTTGGTGTAATTTTCAATAATTTGTTTGTCATACACACCACGTTTTACGTTTTGGATGATCACATTTACAAAGTGTTTGGGCTGGAATTGTCCGAACACTTCTTTGTAGACGTTCCATAACAGCAGTCTCGCTGCCGCATATTGATAGTTGGGATATTCTAGTGTGATTAAATCGTTGGCAGAACGTATCAATATATCTTGGATGTCTTTAGATGTCATGCCATTTGTAAATTGTATGTGAGAATTCATTTCTATTTGTGAAGCAGACACTCCCGATAAACCTTCGCAGGCTTGTTCTACAACAAAGTGCATTTTGTTTACGTCTAGGGGTTCTTTGTGTCCATCTCTTTTTTCTATTAGTATTTGTTTAGGTGTGTTCATGATGATGCGTTACTTAGTATAAAGTAAAAAGGCTCTTTAGTAAACGATTAATTTTTGTTTGTTGTGGATAATTAGGCTAGACGAAATGAATTATACGATACTTTAATAGAGCGTTATCACCTGTAGAAGTGGTTGTGTATTGTATCTTACCACTAGATGCCACCACGGTAAAAGTTACACCCAAACCACCCGAAGGATATCTCTCATCGTCTATGTTCATGGAAGCACTGGTGCCATTGATGTGTAATGTGCCGGACTGTCTTGATGTGCCTCTGCTGATGATGTATTCCACTTTGACATGATTTTCCGAATGTGAATTAAATTGAATGCCTGTGTCTGTTGCACCCACAGTGTTGTCTGCCAGCGTGACAGATCCTTGAATTGCATCTTCATGATAGACATTTCCGCCAAAGTTAGAAACATTGTCTGTACGATAAAAATAATTGTGATGAGCAAAATTTCCTGCCACATCAAATTGTAGTGCAGGAAGATCAGAAGAATCATCTGAATTTGCTCCTACATCTCTAAACGAACAATTGGAAACTATATTGCCTCTAGGATTTCCTCCCGAGTTCCAAATCTTGACACCTTCTGCATCGATTTTATTAAATCTAGAATTAGATATTACTATTCCAGTTGGGCCAGTAACTCTGTTGCTTGTAGAACCGTCTGCAGTTTCTGCCAAATTAAATGCACGATAACAAGTTAAAAATTCACATCCTGAGAAAAACACATCCTGCACATCATCATTAATTTTTATACAGTATTCGGATTTTTCAAATGTGCAATCTGAAAAGGTCATGCGTTTACTAGTGAGTGCTGTAGTAGAATTTATTGTAACCAAAGACTTATTATTAGTTTGTCCGTCTTGATTGGTGTAAGTACCGACAAAATGCACTGATCTAAAATGTAAATCTTCACATTGATCTAATATTACAACATCGTTGTTAGATTGTGTTTCTAATTGGAGATTAGTTATTTCTATGCCTTCTGGCTTGGCCGCACTATTGTCTCCTATGTTAGCTCCGGTGTTACCGTTTCTATCACAAGTTCTCAATAAACAAACTTCAGATGAATCGGTTTGTTTAATAAATGTACTTTTCATTCCATCTCCTACTAAATGGGTAAATGGGTATAATTTTATTACTCCTGACACTTTGTAAATGCCTCCCGGAAAATATAATTTACGTTTTTCTTTTCCTGTATTTTCAACTGTGGCAAGATTTTGAATAGCTCTATTAATTGCATCAGTGTCGTCAGTGACGCCATTTCCAGTTGCCCCAAAATCTTTCACTGAAGCAAAATCATCTAGTTTTGATCTGATGCTTCTTGTTATAGGACTATTATCATCTACGCCTGTTGTTACAGGACTTTCTGTGTTTCCTCGATAGGTATATACACTGGCAAGGGTTAAAATATCATCATCTTCTGTTAAGATTTTAGTGTTTCCAGTTTCTGGAGCGCCTTCAGTAAGTGATCCATTTCCAATGAAAAGCTCTTGAGTATCTACTGCCCATCCTAACTCTCCAGCTGCTAACTGAGGTAGTAATGAACGCACACCACGTCTGTGTTGTATTCTTGAAATCTGTACGATAGCCATTTGTTGTATTTATAGACTTAGAGCTTGTAGTATTGTTCTACCCGGGCCAGCCATTTGTCCAACCAATAGTCATAGTGTGTGGGTTCTAGGTCAAATTGTTGATAGATTAGATCTCTAGAACACATAAAAATATGTCCTTCGCGGATGTTTGTACCATAAACTTCATTGTGTGCTTCTGCGTAAGCCACTAATTGTAAGAAATAGTCTTCTACCCAATCTTTCTTTTTAGGTTTATTAGTTTGTTTAAAATCCATTATAGCAGGATTGTTTTTGTACACTCCCACAAGATCTGTGGTGCCCGAGTACAACCCTGGAAAGTATAATCCTTGCTCAATGCCCCAAACTTCATTGACATCAACTAGTGCATTTTGAATAATCTGATCTGCCATTTTGTTGGCTTGAACATGAACTAGATTTGTGCCGGGTACTCGTTCTTCACCACACAGGAATTTTTCCAAATTATTATGCATTGCTGAACCTACTCCAGATGCTTCTTTGACTATTCGTTGTGCTTCTTGTTCACCTACTCGTTCTTTCCATTCATTGAGATGAGTCATGTCTTTAGTTTTAGATAGGATAGTTGTCACTGAAGGTATGCGATCACCTTGTGGAGTTTGATATACTCTGCGACCTGCTTCGTTGATCTGTTCTAATTTATGATATTCAAATCGTTCAACAAACGGTGGTGGTTTTATATTACTTGTACTCAAAGTTTTGAAACTCCTCATATTTGTTTAACAGAATTGCACCGTTCTTTAGATGAAAACGAGTTGCCATTTCTGTGCAAGGTGAAAGAGTCACAAATCTTTTAATATTAGGTTTTGTATCTTTTATGTGTTGTAGAACTGTAAAGATTATTTCTGTGCCGGCACCTTTTTTATAACTCCAGACAGTGTAAAATGTTGCAACTGAATCACCGGATATTCTTAATTCTGTTTCATTTATTGGCACATTGCTAGTGTAAGCAACACAAATAATTGCATCTATAGATTGATCATCGATAGAATACACATAGGTTTCGTTTGGTTCAGTAATTCTAAATGCAGTTTCTATATGCGGTCTTACCGGATCTTCGACAAATAGATGATGTTCTAGATTTTTAATCTTTCTGATCATAAAAAAATATTATACAATATTATGAGCGTTTTTTCAATGCTCTTTTAGCCATTTTACTGACTTGATCTGATCCTTTTATCTCACCAGGATTGTCTGTTTCGACTTCTGTGTCTATTGTGATTTTTTCACCGTCGAATGATTTGATAAGATTTTTAATTTGAGGATCTGTAGATATAAGATGCTTGATGGTATCTACATTAATTCCCATTCCTTGATCATCAAAATAATCACTTAGAGATTTGATAGGAATAACAGCAGGTACTTTATTAAAATCTGCTTCTTGTTTGAAATAGTTTAGGATAGTAGCTAAATGATGAGAAGCATTGTCAATTTCAACAATTAACATTATCTTTCTGCACGACCAGCTGGCTCTTCACCACCGGCAGCAGGATCAGAAGCACCAAAGTCGTCTCCGCCTTCAATGTCTGCATCACCACCTATATCTGTGTCTAAATCTATGTCTGCATCACTTCCATCATCATTGTCGCCGGCCATTGGTTGTGGTGCTTCACCTTTTACGATTGCAACTGAATCTTGTGCGCCTTTTCTTGCTGTAGAAAGTGCTTGCTCAAGTGCTTCCAAAGTTGGGTTTATCTGATTAGCAAATGATTCTGCTTGCTCTTGCCCCATTTCATTTGACATTCTGTCTACTAGTTCTAACACAGCAGATGATTTAATCTCAGCAATTTTTTCATACATGTCTGTAATTTGATCTACAATGTCTTGTGATGCTAGAAGAATCTCTGATGTTTCCATCTCGTTTTCTAAAAGTTTTTTTAATCTTGCTTCATAGTTTTCACCAACTATTGATGATAAGTTTTTAAGTCTACTCACGGCTCCTACTCCTCCTTTAATAAATGTTTCGAGTTTTTCGATGATAGGGAGAAATCCTTTCAACAAACTCGCTGGTATTGATTGTCCTCTACGAGCTAATTCAAATGCTCTTCTTGCCATTGCAAAATTGTCCGCACCGACAAGTAATCGAAGAGCCGCTGATTCTTTGCCTGACAAATTAAGACTAGATTCTTCGATTTGCACACCTCTTGAAAGATGTAAGTGACCTACAATAACTTCCATAACTTTTTTCAAATCTGTTGTTATCATATCAATTTGTTTTTCCATTTTAGGAAATTTTCTTTTAAGTTCATCTTTGCTCATGCCTTGTTGCATAGCATGTACAACTTTTTTAAATTCTGGTGCGACAATACTTTCTAAATCATCATTTTTATCTGTATGTGTTTCGGTTACTCCGCCGTGTTTAAAATTCACTGTGTGAGTTTTACCATCTCTGTCTTTATATTCTATTGATATACCGTTTGGCCCCGCTCCTTGACTTGTGATAGTATAGCCTTTGCTGTCGAGATAATTCATAAATTCTTTGGCATCATCGTCCATATCTTCCATGGAAACTTGTTGTCCTATTTTAACTTTTGGTTTGTTGAGTTGATTGTTAGTTTTAGGTTTTAATGTTGTATTACCTTTGTCGTCGATATCCATGTCTACAGTTTTTGTATCTACTGTGGTGGTAACACCCGGCTTTTTAGGATCGCTAAGTTCGATCTTATCACCTTGTACTCTAGCAACTTTAAATCTTTTTTCTTGTTCTTTGTTAATATAGTCTAAAAGAATTTTGTTTTCCATGTAGTGTTGGTTTGTAGAATTTTTGTTAAAACCCATAGATCTTTCAAAATTTTTAACAGATTCGCTCACAGACATTTTGAAAATATCTAACGAATCATCGTTTAAATCTTCAAGTGCTATTTTCTGCCCAAATCGTTGTTCAATCATCTGTTGCAATTTTTCAGCAGAGTAAAAATCAATATTGTCTAATCTCATTGTGTTATATTTATAATTGACCCTAGTTTAAATCACAGTGTCATGGCTGTGTATTCTGCTTCTATTTCGTCACTCAGTTTGATGATTTGCTGGGTAACTTGATCCATTTCCTGTTCTAGATGTGGATTTGAAT